GTCCCCGCCGGCGACGCGGGCGCGGGGGTTGGACAGGTCGGCGTCGAGAGCCAGGTGCCCACCACAGAAGACGATGGAACAGGCTCTGAGAGCGTTTCTGTGACGCAAACGATGCCGATTGCGGTGGAAGACGCTGGCTTTGGCGTCGACGTCGTTGTGGTGGGAGCGAGGGTTTCCATCAGTGAGACTGGCGCTGGCGGAGGCGCAGCACAGGTGCAGGTACAGACCACCATCGCCGATGCTGCGACGGGCGCCGAGATCGCGCAGGTGCAGGCCAACATCGTTCTGACCGAACCTGGTAGTGGCACCGGCGCCATCGTGACATCAGCCAGCGTCAGCGTGCCCGAGACGAGCCAGGCCAGCGAACTACCTGCTATCCACGTTGAGATACCGCTGAGTGACGTCGGCGATGGCATTGACGCAGCGCTGATTCAGCAATTCCTCGCCCTGCTTGACTCGGGTGCTGGTCAGGCTGACGTCGCCATCGATGTGACTGCGCTGGTGCGAGCGCTGGGCCCCGTGCTCCGCGCAGCAGTGGCGGTGGTTGGAGACCTGCGGCGGCTAGAGACACCCCCCGCGCCAGATGTGCGCGACGCCAGCGACATGGGCGCAGGCATCGAGGAAGCAAAGGAACTATGATCCGGTTGGACATCACGGTGGAGGACATCTCCACCATCATGGATCAGGGGTACACGCTGATCCGCGTATATAGCGACACCTCGGAGAGCGGCGATTTTACCACGCTGGAGGGCACTGTTGCCCTGGTAAACGGCCAACGCGCCTATACGTTCGTGGACACGGACGGCACATCGGCGCTGTGGTACAAGGTGGCCTATTATGGTTCTGGTCCCGGCGAGTCGGAGAAATCAGAGGCGCAGCGGGGCGGGACGGTGGACGCCTACTGCACTCCGCAGGAGATCCGAGCGCAGATTGACAAAAACTTGACCACCAGCGACGCCGTACTGTGGAACATTGCCGTAGCCACGAGCCGGGCGATTGATAGATACTGCCGCTGGGAGGAGAATGTATTCAACAAAGATCCACAAGCCGACGATGAGACCCGTACCTACATTGGATTGGGTTTCGCGATTCTGACCTGCCAGCCGGACGGGATACTGAAGATAACACGGGTGGAGGTCTCCGGCTCGGAGATAGATAGCGACACATACCGGCTGTGGCCAGAGAACGCGATAGCGCGGGGAAAGCCAGCGCTGGGATTGCGCCGGCTGCCGCACGGGGCAGCATGGCCGGAAGGCGTGGACGTGGACGTCACCGGGCACTTCGGGTACTCATACGCTGTGCCGGCACTCATTCGCCAGGCGGCCATCGTCATCAGCGCTCGGCTGTGGAAACGTGGCCAGCAGGGTTTTGGCGACGCCAGCGCTAACATTGACCTGGGCCAGATGTTCTACGCCAAGCAGCTCGATCCAGAAGTTAAGCTGTGGCTGGAGGGATTCAGGAGACCACCGTTGTGATCGAGATCGAGATGCGGGGGCTGAAAGAGATAACGGGGGCCTTAAAACGAGCCGGAGAGGACATCCAGCGAAAAATACCGGCCGTGATGCGCTGCGCCGTCCGGGTGGTGAAGCGGGAGGCGAAAGAGCGAGCGCCAGTGGACACCGGGCGGCTGCGCTCATCTATTACATCCGAGGTGCGCGGTGTGGCACTGGAGACAGTCGGCGTAGTAGGCTCCAATGTGGAATATGCACCGTACATGGAGCTGGGAACCAAACCCCATTGGCCACCGTATGGGCCTGGAACTCCGTTAGCGCGGTGGGCGTATTTGCACAAAACAGATGCGTTCGTAGTAGCGCGGGCGATTGCGGCACGGGGGATAAAGGCACGACGCTATCTGCAGGGCGCGTTCGAGGAGAAGAAACGCGAGATTATCCAGATGTTCTTCGATCTGGTGAACGGGTTGCAGGTATGATAATAACATCTTATCAATACTACGAGGTGCGGGATGGCGGAGACGTTTGAGCAGGTGCGGGCAGCACTGGCGGCGTACAACGCGACAATGACGGGCATCCAGCGTTCCTATGAGCATTCCCCAGAGGCCCTACACGACTTTCCATGTGTGCTGCACCTGCCAGCGGCCGGCGATTTCGAATATGAATCGTTCAGCGGACAGTGCATGACCAAGATACACCAGGTGCGGGTGATCATCGTCGCCGGGGTGCGGTCTGACCTGCCGGAGGACGATGAGACGCTGGTGCCGTTCATTGACCGCGTGCCCGACCACCTGCGCAACAACCCTACATTGGGGCTAGACAGCGTGGCCACACCCGCACGGGTAGTGGATTATAAGCTGGTCAATCTGGTATATGCCAGAACGGTGCACCTGGCGCTGGAGTTCACAGTGGAGGTAGCGGTATATGACGATGAGTAAGAAGCGGCGCTATGTGGCGCTGACGACACTACGCATCCTGGAAACCGGAGAGCTTGTACGCCCTGGGCAGGAGTGTGAGCTAAGTGCAAAAACAGCCCAAGCGGCTCTGGCCCTGGGGTTAGTGAAACAAAAACAGGAACAGGAGGAAGACCATGGCGAGAGTGACAGGGTTTAACTGTGCGATCAGTGTGGACAGCAACGACATCAGCGGCAAGAGCAATGAAGTGACGCTGAGCTTCGAGACAGTGGACATCGAAGAGGTCTCGTGTTTCGCCGAGGCGTGGGAGATCCTGGTGGGTGGCAAGGTCACCAAGTGGGCGCTGGACGTAAAGGGCGTCTGGGACGGCGACGCGGGCGAGATTGATTCCATACTCTTCGGGCTGGTGGGCGGCGGGATGGTGACGCTCGACTACGTGCGTCCAGAGGGCACCGGAGCGGGCAAGGTGGAATACACGGCAGCCGATGTGTCCAACGGAATAGGCGTTATCCTGGCATCGTACGAAGTGCCGATCTCCCACACCGGCGCGATCAAGTGGTCTGCCAGCTTCCGGGGCAGCGGAGAGGTCACGCGAGCTGTGCAGGCGTAATGGCCGACGAATTGGAGTGGGTAGACTTCCCGGCGCAGCCAGGAGCGCGAGTGGCGTTCTACGCACGTTATGATAGCCTGGCACATCTTCGCGCGTGGCTACAACTCAATGATGCCCTACAACGACGGGCCATAGACGAGATGTGCCAGGCTCTGTCCACGCTGGTCGCGGACTGGGACATTTGTGATGAGACAGGCCCCCTTCCGCGCCCAGCAGCTAATCCTCACGCATTTCTGGAACTAACACTCGACGAGCTTATATGTCTCATCAAGCTGCTGACAGCCAGGTTTGAACCGGACGCGGAGGCATTGACAGCACTCGACGAGTATCTGTGGACCCGAGGAGCATCGCCGCCGCTGGAATGGCTGGAGCTGCTGCTGTGGCGGGAAGTTTACCGCTGCACACCATTGGAGCTGGAGAAGATCATCCAGCAATACGGTATAAGGCGAGTGATACGTGACCTGTCCATGCTAGGTATCCAGGCCGAAAATCAGCGGCTAGAGATGGAACGCTCTCGAGTTTGAATATTTCCCAGGAAATAGAAAGAAGGAGGACATAATGCCGAAATTGGACACGAAGGGGCGGGCGTTCGCAGTGCGGGTGCCGAGCGAGGAAATCGCACCCGGCACCTGGGTGGAGTTCCGGGCGCGGCTGAAACTCAAGCACTTGCGGGCAGTGGCCGAGATGGCCACCTGGCAGGATGTGGACTGGGGCAAGAACATGACCGAAGCGCTGGACGCCATAGGACGCATTGGCCACGTCCTGAGCCAGGTCGTGGTAGCCTGGAACTGGCAGGATGAGGATGGAGAGCCCCTCCCCCAGCCAAAAAACAATCCCGACGTCTTCGGGGAGCTGGAGCTCGAGCAGCTCGTGTGGCTCATTGAGCACATGGCGGCGCACGTGGGCAAGTTGCAGGCCAAGAAAAAAACCAGCAACTGATGAACCAAGCTCGCCCGGCTAGGCACCGCAGGACGCTGCGGTGCCAAAAAGGTGGTCCTCGCACCCTGCCGGGCGATTTTCCGCGAGGACAGCAACGGGAGGAGGTTGCAATGAGCATCTGACGGTTGGTATGGCCAAGGAACGCGAGATCGCCATCATCATCAAAGCGAAAGACGCCGCCAGCAGCACGCTAGGCAAATTGGGCGATGTTGCGACGCACGCGCTGGGCGTGCTGGCCGGCAATCTGGCGACCCAGGCCATCAATAAGATCGGCGAGCTGGGACGGGCGCTCGCCGATTCGCTGATCAACGAAGCGCCGAAACTGGACCAGGTGCGGCGTTCATTCGAAAACCTGGCCACCGCTGCAGGCGAGAGCGCAGATGAGATCCTGGCCTCAATGCGCGAGGCGGCCGACGGCATGGTCAGCGATGCCGATCTGATGAAATCGTACAACGAGGCGATGCTCCTCGTTGGTGAGTCCATGGCCGACAAATTCCCGGAGCTGCTAAAGATCGCACAAGCGAGTGCAGCGGCAACCGGGGAGGACGTCGGCTTTTTGCTGGACAGCCTGGTGAAGGGCATCGGTCGCGCCTCGCCGATGATCTTGGACAACCTGGGCCTGACGATCAATCTCAGTGAGGCGTATCAGCAATATGCCGACAGCCTGGGGATCTCCACCGACGAGATGACGAAGGCCCAGCAGCAGGAAGCGTTGCTGAACGCCGTGGTTGCGTCTGGGGCCGGGTTCATCGAGCGCTTGGGTGACAACACAAGCGGGGCAGCAGCAACATTGGCGCAATTGCGCACGACGATGACGAACCTGAAAAACAACGTCACCATGGCCCTGCTGCCGGCATTACAAGCGATTCTAGAGCCGTTGGCCGGTCTGGCGCAGGAGTATGGGCCGCTCGTGCAGGAGTGGGCCATGGAAGCGGCGGCCTGGCTGGGAGAGAAACTGCCAGTAGCGATAGAGACGCTCCTGAACTACTTCATGGCTGTCGTGGAAGACGGCGATTATCTCAACGATTTTCTGGGCAATCTGCCGCCAGCAATTCAGCCGGTCGTGCAAGCAATCGGCGAAATCGTGGCCTGGTTGGGTGAGCAATTACCGGTCGCGATTGCGTTCCTGATGGAACACTGGGATGCACTGAAAGGCGCATTGATCGCGATAGGCGCGGTGCTGGCCGGGGCGGGGATCATAACTACGATTGCATCCATCGCGGGGGCAATCGCGTCGCTGGTCAATCCGGTCACGCTGGTGATTGCAGCCGTCGCTTTGCTAGGTGCGGCCTGGGCCGAAGACTGGGGCGGCATTCGCACGGCAGTCACAGCGGCTTACGAGGAGCACATCAGGCCGGCGCTGGAGCAACTACGGGCATGGTTGGCAGTGCAGGTACCCAAGGCGATGGCGAAGCTCAAATCGTTCTGGGAGAGTACGCTGCAGCCCGCCCTGCAAGCACTGTGGGGCTTCATCAGGGATCGGGTGATCCCCATCATCGCTCGCTGGGTGCAATGGCTGAGCGAAAACATCCCCGTCGCATTCCAGGCGGTAGCGGCCTTCTGGAACGAC